TAAGCCCTCTGAATTGAAAGTAACAGGAAAGCAAAGAACTATTCCTGAGCATGAACAACTTGTTATTAAAAACTTAAAAAGTCATCGGAACAAACTGGCCGCTGGAGTGTGCATGGACATTCTGGAGTCAGGTTCCGGTGACGTACTTAATATTAATGGATTAAAATCCACCGATATCAATGATATCAAAAATTACTTTGCAGAAGTTGCAGCACCAATTCTTATTCTAAAACAAAAAATGCTGCCAATAGATAAAATGACAAAAGTCTTTTTTTCTGATTCCGACACCGAGCGACTATACGACTTCAAACTTTTTCATCGCAGCGAAGAAATTCTTATTTCTAACAAGCAGTTAAAAGGTGGAACAAATACGCTGAAGCCAGGTGATGTTGTTCGTCTTGTGGACGAAGATGAGTATCTGAAAAAGAAGTGGCAAAAAACAAAATACTACAAGGTCTTCAAGATTCTGGATGAGTCTAACGTTATCTCCGGACCGATCAGGGCGGTGATGGAAGAATATCCAAATCTGCTTCGGGTCAAGCGAAACGAATATGCACCTCTTGTAGAAAAAATGTCTGAGCAGAATGAGACAAATATTCCTCCTAAGGAAGTGCCCACGTCGATCATGGATCTGGTAAAGAGCGATCCAGTGGCATTTAATCACTACAAAGAAAAAGGCTACGCCGCGGGAACGATGTTAAACTTTTTGTTTGAAAAAGTTTTGGTCGATGAATCAAAGAAAGACTCCAAATATAATGAGTTGTTTGTGGAGGCCACCTCTGGCAACGTATTGTTTTTTAAGTTTGACATTTCAAATAGAGGAATTCTTCAGTATAAGATTGAGGATCCGAAGACGGCAGCAAAGAAGGCGATCCTGCGATCCAAACAAGGGGTTGAGCGGCGCAGTTCTAGCACGGGCAGGTTGAAACTGGATAAGCTAGGATTCCAACCGTAATTGTACATAAAAAAATGTACAATAGATCAATGGTTAACAGATTATGTGACAAAAATGTCACAGAAAACCGCTCAGTTTTCCGTAGGTAATAATATTTCAAAGTTAACCAAAACATAGCAAGAATCCTGTGCGGATTTTGTTTGCATTCATTCCGTATCCGTGCGATAATTAGTCATGATTTCGGTTGAGAAAAAAGCCCGCCGCAAGAAGCGTCGTTCCGATCGCCGCCATGTGATCTACAAGCTGCAGGTCGCTGGCCAGTTCTACATTGGGCTGACGGCGTTCGAGCGGACCGAGAAGCGTTCGGCGCTTCGTCGTTTTCAAAAGCATGTGTCGCGCGCGAAGCGCGATGGTAAGAAATGGGGCCTGTGTCGCGCGATTCGCAAGCATGGCTCTGACGCTTTCACTGTTTCGGTTGTCAAGACCATTCGCGGCAAATCCGCCGCCCACGCTTTTGAGCGTAAACTGATCTTGAAGCTGAAACCTTCCCTTAACACTGACATTCGAGAGGCCGCATAATAAAATGGCTGTTTCACTCGCAAGCGATATGATTGGCTACTTTACCGAAAAGGAATTTGGTAAACAGTTCACGTTCAAGACGAACCGCGATCCAAAAACGGCGCCGGCGTTTCCCTATCTCATTGTGGTCGGCCCAAATGCGGAAGAGACGCGCATGGCGGTAATCAAAAAGACGGTCGCCTATGTCGTGCTTGATGAGTACGAAGGCGGCAACTATTTCATTGAAAAGTGGCAGATCAAGAACAAGAGGACATATTGATGAATAGGTTCGAGGTTGATCGAAATGGTAGGCCATATCCGTATTGCTTTGAGTTGGAAAACTGTAAGGCTTTAGGCAAAGATGCAGCCAAGGCAGGAAAGTCTTCGAAAGATAATCCCTTTCTTGGAACTAATGCCGTTCAGGCCCATTTTTGGGAAAAAGGATTCAGAGCGGAAGTAACAAATATTTCAGAAGTGGCCAAAACAACGCAATAATCTTGTGTGGATTTTGTTTGCGTTTCTTCCGCTTTCATGAGATAATCTTTTTGATCGTTGATGAGGAGTTTTGAGAAATGCATATCGTAATCGACACACAGTACATGGAAAACTACGGCGACTCGCTTGCGCCGCATTGGAAGGCAAAGGGCGGCACCACATATGTTGTCCCCAACATTACGGCTGCGGAAGCCATGAGCCTTTCGTACGTGGATCAACCGCTTATCAAAAAGTTGCTGGGCCTAATCGAATACTCAAACGAAATGTCGGAAGAGTATGCGGTTAACTGGGAACTGCGTGACGGCGAGTTTGTGCAGGACCCCGAAAGCTACGATACGCCTATCTTCATTCTTCGTGAAGACGGTGAGTTTATCGCGACGAAAAATATCAAGAATGATGATTTTCAGTTCCGCGCGGAAATCTCTGAAAAACGTTCGCGCTGGAATATGCTTCCAGGCCAGAAGCGTAACGGCTATCTTGTTGAATACATCCTGCGCGATGGCAGCGTGGTGGATGAGGCCGGCCTGATTCGCTTTCTAGAAAAAGCCGCGTAATAACAAACGGAGATTTAACTATGTTGAAGTCTGAAATTTTAGGCATTATCAATGCGTTGCAAGATTCGTCAAAAGAGGCGTATGGTTCGGGTCCTGGACATGCGTGGTCCTCTGGTTATCTAGGCGCAATTCTGTCCGAGCTTCTCTATAATCATGTTCCCGCCAATCATCGTGATATCATTCTTCAGGACATGGTTCGATACACGGAACGAAACCGAGGAATTACCACTACCACACCACCAACAGAGAAGGAATAATGTAACATGAAAGTAACAACTGATTTTTTAAAGGGCTATGCCATTCTTTTTGGAATATTTTTTGTAGGCGGAGCGGCCGTTGCCGTCATTGCTCATCTACTTTAGTGGAGTGACAAAAAATGGATCCCGTGATCGTTTTAACGATGGCTGATCTAATTGTCTGTTATGCTCAGATCCGCCCTCTTTGGAATAATTTATTGTTCTTGTAATAATCAAAAATGAAAAATCGCGATCTTCGCATTATGAAGTTGCTTCGCAGGCTCGCCATTGATAATGAGGGCGTGCGAAAGCGTTTTAAGCTGGCTGCGGCGATTGTCTCGAAAAAAACAATCATTTCCGTAGGCCTTAATGAAATGCGTACGCATCCGCTACAAGGAAAGTTCAAGAAAAACAGTGAGTCGCTTTTTCTTCATGCCGAGATTGCAGCCATTGCCAATGCGCTCAATCATATCGACAAGGAAGACTTGCGTGGTTCCACGTTGATGGTATATCGCGTAAAGCGGAAAAGTTCATTTAATCATCGCGATTGGATCGATGGTCTTGCGCAGCCGTGTGAAGGTTGCATGTCGGCCATTGTATCTTTTGGCATAACGCGCGTTATATACTCTACAAATGTTGCGGATAAGTACGAAGAAATAAAAGTTAGAACTGATAATTCCTTAGGAGGATATTGATGAGTGAAAAAGTTCTGGAGGCTCTTTCCGAATTGAAAAAGACCCTTGAAGAATTTGGTGTTGATAAATCATTCAACTTTGATTATATGGATAAACTCGTTGAGGAATGTCCATATGAAACAAAGATGGCTGTTACCCGATGGGTAATGAAGCATATCCTGGATCATGCCAAGGAAGGTGGATCATATAGATATCTGATATATGATCGTCTGGGCTTTGAGATGGATGCCTATGCCCCATTGCTTGATTCAGGAATGGTAATTTCCAATGAGTTTTCTATATCTGATATGGAAGATATAAAAGATATTGTTCGCAAAAGACAGATCGTTCATCTAAAAAAGATTTTGAGGATGTGCGATATGGATGATTGCTATCAGGATGCTGGTGCTTGGTTTGATGGAAAGCAATCCTGTTTGCAACATTGCGAGGAGTATCTGCATGGTGCCAAGAAGTGGGAGGACAAGGAATGATTGATATTGTAAAAGTTTTGCGCGATCTTTGCGATAATGCTTATGATAGTGATATTGACAAAGTTTTGCGGGATCTTCATGATTTTTATATTCATGATACTGCTGGGATAGTAAAAGCATTAGACGCAATTGATAAAGCCATATCATTGAAGGCATTGGATGCAATGGAAGCAGCAATTGAAGAAATTCAAAATCTTCGTGTTGAAGTAAAACAGTTGAAGGGTGATCTATCCGTGGCTAATCTTCAAATCGAAGCAAAAGAAAAAGATATTGAGCATCTCAATCATGCTCTTGGAACCTTTAAAGATGGGAACAAATATGAGTGAGAATAAACTTGCTGATCGGCTCGTTGAATGGGCACAGAATAATGAAATGATCGATAAATGGTACACAGATCATGGAAAAGATTGCCTTGAAGCGGCAAAACTTATCGAGTCTTTTGAAAATTTTACAAAATTGAATAGAATTATTGAATGATTGAATTGAGTCATAACTCAGCAGAGGCCCTCCAGTAACATTATTGGAGGGTTTTTTGTTTGATAAATAATCTATTGCCGCTCATTTTGTTGTCAGTAACGGAAAATACATGTTTACATTAAAGCGTTATCTGGAAGAAGCAAAACCTTCTGGAAAAAATCTTCATTTGGAACATTTGGAAGACCTTATGTTCTTAGAAGGAACTGCTGGAGTGACTCGTTCCATTGCATTCATGAAATCTCTTCTTGAAATGTTTTCAGATTCAGGTAAAGATACCTCATATGACGGGGCGAACGCGCCAATTACCAGAAACATTCCTACAATTAAATTTGACGGCGCGCCTGCAATTTTTGCAGGAACCGATCCGTCAAACAACAGATTTTTTGTAGGCACAAAGGGAGTCTTTGCTCAAAATGCAAAGGTTTGTTATGATGAATCGGATGTGGATCAATATTTTTCTAATTCTCCTGGCCTTGCAAATAAACTTAAACTTGCGCTGAAGCATCTTCCTGATCTACAGATAAAAGGCGTGATTCAGGGCGACTTTTTGTTTTCTCATGAAGATAAAAAGATCGAGACAATTGACGGAAAGCGATATATTACATTTCGTCCAAACACGATTACATACGCGATTCCAACGGACTCTGATCTTGCCCGTCAAATCACTCGCGCAAAAATAGGAATCGTGTTTCATACAGTGTACACAGGCAAGACACTGCCTCAAATGACTGCATCGTTTGGGGCATTTGATGCGTCAAAACTAAAGTCTTCCGCAGATGTATGGGTGCGCGATCCATATTTTTCAAATGTATCTGGAATTGCAACATTTTCCGATGCCGAAACAAAAAATGTTGCCGCGATCATAAAGAAAATAGAAGCGTTGGGCGCTCAACTTGACAAAAGAGTCATGAACAAAATTGCGTCAAACGACTTTCTGCGCACTCGAATCATGGCATGGAACAATCTTAAGGTGCGCGAAGGAGTGGGAATTACAAATATTCCGCAGCACATTCAAGGATTTATCGTAGATATGGATGGCCGTCTGAACGCAGACATTCTGGCGGCAAAGCGCGAAGATACAAAAAAGAAAAGATTGATCGAAAAAACAACCGTAATGTCTTTTTGGAAAGACAAGCGAACACTTGCGTCGTTAAACACTGCGTATCAAATCTACAATCTTATTACTCAGATAAAACTGATATATGTGCGAAAACTTGACCAGATTCAAGATATGATTGGAACATTTGTAAAGACGGCTTCGGGCTACAAAGTCACTGGACATGAAGGCTTTGTTGCTTCCATTGACGGACAGGGAGCCGTGAAGCTCCTGGACAGATTGGAGTTTAGTCGTCTGAACTTTACTCTTCCAAAAAATTGGGATAGGTAACGCACTAAATAATGGGTAATGATAAAAAATCGTGCTGTAGAGGGACGAGAAATGAAAAAGTTTAGAAACATGCGCCGGCGCCTGTGGGAAGCACAGGAAAAACATGCAGTACTATCATTTGGTCGTTTTCAGCCACCCACAATCGGCCACGCAAAACTCATTGATAAGGTAAAAAGTATTGCGGCGAAAGTTGGTGGTTCGCATCATGTTGTTCTTTCTCACAGTCAGGATTCTAAGAAAAACCCTCTTTCCTCTACACAAAAACTAAAGCACGCACGAAGATTCTTTCCACAAACAAATCTATCTGTATCAAGCCCAAAATCGCCCACATATCTCACTCAGGCGGCAGATCTTCATAAAAAAGGCGTGACCCATCTGCACATGGTTGCTGGATCGGATCGAACAGAGGAATTTGAAAAGACGCTTCACAAATACAATGGAACACACAAAGGCGCTCTTTTTAACTTTAAGAAAATAACTGTACATAACGCAGGAGAGCGCGATCCAGATGCCGAGGGCGTTGAAGGAATGTCCGCGTCCAAAATGCGTGCGGCCGCACAAAGCGGAAACTTTGACGAGTTTAAAAAAGGAATTCCGTCGCATGTATCAGACAAGCACGCACGCGAGTTGCACGATGACGTAAGAAAAGGAATGAGTATTAATGAAGAAAATACTCTTTTTGAAGGCGTATACGATCCCTCGATTTTTAAGGCCGTCTTTCTTGCGGGGGGTCCTGGTTCTGGAAAAGACTTTATTCTTGGAAAAATTATTTCTGGATTTGGACTTGTTGAAGTATCGTCCGATCCGTTTTTGACTCATCTTATGACAAAACACAAACTTGATCTAAAGATGCCAGAAAAAGAAGCGCCTCAGCGTGATATCGTTCGAGGCCGAGCAAAAAATCTGGAACAAGAAAAAAAGCGTCTTGTTGTTGCAGGAAGACTAGGAATTGTTGTTAATGGTGTTGCCGATGAAGTAAACAAGATTCTTTACAAAAAGAGAGAACTTGAAGAACTCGGCTATGAAACAATGATGGTCTTTGTTAATACATCAGACGAAGTTTCCAGGCAGCGAAACATTGAGCGCGGACAAATGGGAGGCAGAACGGTACCTGAAACTGTTCGAAGCGAAAAGTGGAAGGGCGCGCAGGAATCACGCAAACAGTTTGCGATTATGTTTGGATCCGATAACTTTATATCAGTAGATAATTCAGAAGATTTGCGCTATGTTGACAGAGAAACCCGCGCTCGTATCGAGCAAGGATTTCTGCGCATGAACAAGCAAATCCGAGCGTTTGTTAATACACGACCATCGCGGCCTGAGGCTCAACGATGGATTCAATCTGAACTTATGAGTAAAAAAAGTCGCGCTGTTGGCAATCCTTTAAAAGAAGATTTAAATTCCATTTATTGTATGACAGAAGATTCATTTCTTCATAATCGCGGAGCGGCAGTTGTTACGCGCCGAAATAGTTACGGTGGAATAACTCGTCCTATTGCGCGCACGTCAGACACTGCAACGGTAGGACATCAGCCCGCCGCGCGCGCTCCCGATTCTTCGTTTCATCCCCACAAACAGTATCAGCCGCAATCTCGCCCAACAATAATGAAGCAACGGCGACCAATCACTTCAAATCGTCTTATTAAAAAAGAAGACTGGACAACAAGTAATCCAGTATCTGTTAATTGGACTTCAAAAAGAAAAGACACTGAGTGGACTGCTCCGTCGGAAGCGATTAAGGCAGATTCTTTCCCCCGAGATTTTGATACAACAATGGCTCTTACAACTCCTTCGGGAACTCCCGCTGTCAAAGGATATCTGTCTCCGCGCCTTGGTGAAGGCGAACGGCCTGCGTCAAAGGGCAAAAATATCAAGAAAATCCTAAAGGAAATAAATAGAAAAAAGAAGCGATTAATGGCAGAGGAAGAAGAAAAAAATCTTCTTGAAAATATCGATGACTTGCTATAAGGACAACGACTAAAATGGACATTAGAAAAATACGAGATTTGATTTTAACCGAAGAGTCAACGGGCGGAAAGAAGCTAACTTCCTATCACGATACGATGTTGTCGACCGGCCATAAGCCTGTTGGACAGCTTCGCAATGATGCAACGGGAATCTCTGCTCACACATATACTGTTGGAAAAGGCAAGAAACAGCATCATGTAACTGCGTATGTCAAACACGGGCATGTGTATAAAGAATCTCCTTTTACACAAGGATCTCCCAATTACGGAGCAATCAAAGCCTCTCTTATGAAAGAATCTGCGTGCGATAACTCGACGACAGATATTACAGGACCAATCGATCCAACAACCGCAAATGCCGAGCTTCTTCGAAAGAAAATGGCTGCTATTGGAGAAACTCTTTCAAACGATGAAGACACCGATCTGCTGAGAAAAGAGGCTCTTCCTGCGGATGCAACCGCTGCGGATTATATTCGAGACTTTACAAAATCAAAAGCCTCTACATTTAGTGGCGACACAAAAAAGCAAAGAATCCGTCGCGCTCTTGGAGCATACTACGGACAGCAGAAAAAACGAGGAAAAGAAGAAGATTTACAAGTCCTCAAACAAGGCGATGATGGCGACGACATCCAGGAAGGTCTTCTTAGTTCTTTGTTTGGAAGCAGAGTTCCTCTAATTGGTCACCGACGACATACGCATCATGTTCAGTATGTTATGACATCAAGCACAGGAAAGTCCCTGCGCGGAGGAAAAACACATAATGCTCATGTCATCGCTCCAGACAATCAAACGGCAGTGCATCATCTTGCAAGTTATCTTGGACACAGAAATTTCAAGGTAACTCGAATCGATCATGTACGAGAAGCCCATACGCGCGTACACAAGGAAGAAATTGAACCGCAAGGAACGCTTTTAAAGGAGCTTCCAAAGAAAAAGAAAAAGAAAAAGCAGACTTCGGAAGAAAAGATCAAACTTTCTGGAAGAAAAGATATTATTGACATTGACCCTACACTAAATACCCTAACGGCAACAAGATAGCAAGGAAAAAATAAAATGTCTGTCAAGAACCACGAATTCATGTTTGACGCGATCAGTGCGGTTCGTAAAATCACTGAGCAGCGCAATACGATTAAAGAGGCATTGCTTTCTGAAAAAGGCATTACGGACGAACGGCAGCTTTCTCTCGAAAAGCGCCGCGCTCTTGAAGAGCATGTTGATAGCATCATCGCGCGCGGTGGTCTAGAAAGTCTTCAGATCGGCGTTATTAGCGAAGCAAAAGAAAGGATGGCCGACAAAGACTATGACAAAGACGGAAAGATTGAAACCTCAAAAGCCGAAGTGATGGGTTCTCGCATGAGAGCCGCAAGAATGGCTGGCAAGATGAAAGGTGACAATAAAACTCCTCCTTTTACTCCTGACAAGAAACCAGTTGCTCGCGGTACTGGTGGACCAGGAGCAAGCGCAAAGTGGCTAGCACAGCAGGCAAAGCGCCGCATGATGGCAAAAGAAGAATCCGAACAGCAGATGGATGAGGGTAACAAGGAAAACAAGAAAAAGAAAAATGAATATGTTTCTAATATCATCAAAAAGAAACTAAGCCCTGAAGTTCTTCCGTCTTTGAAGTATGGTCGTCGAGAATTAAAGAAGGAAAAAGTTGTCAATGAAGGCGCCTTTAAGCAGCGTGAAATAAAGAGGCAGGATGCGGAACGCGAGCGTCTTCGTGGTACATTTGAAGGCGGAAAGCAGCCATACACTCCACCAAAGGGAGATCCTCGTGTTGACAAGACCGCTCTTCGCGCGCGTGAGTATTACAAGAAGCATGGAAAAATGCCGCCTGATTTGGCATGATAATAATAGTTTATGAAAAAGTATAAAATATATTGCGACATGGATGGAGTTCTTGCTGATTTTATTGGAGGCATTTCTCGCCGACACTATGCTGGCCGAGATTGGGGTGAACTAAAGCATCAGCACGATCTTAATGCAAAGCGATGGACTGCTCTTTTTCGCAAAAAGGTCACAGAAGATCCCAAGTTTTGGGAAACCCTTGACCTCATGCCTGGCGCGCGTCTGCTGTGGAATACTATCAAAAATCAGGATGTGTACATTCTGTCAGCATACGCAACATGGGATGAAGAAAATAGCAAGAAAGGCAAAGTCAAATGGCTTGCGCGACACTTTCGAATTCCAGAAAGTCGCGTGCATCTTGTCGTGCGCGAAGACAAGGTAAAATACGCAGACGAAAACAGCATTCTGATTGATGATTATTCAAAAAATATTAAAGAGTGGAAAGCAAAAGGTGGAATTGGCATTGTGCATACAAGTGCCGAAAAAACCGTTGAAGAACTCAAAAAACTAGGTATCAAATAAATATAAATACTATCATATTAAACTTATTAAATAAGGAGAACCGCCGTGCCATTATGGGATAACAGAGTATTTGGTGGAGGAACATCAGGAAATACACGACCCAAGTTTGGTTTTCCTGAATATTTTGCATCACCCGTTGTAGCAAACGTCACTGCTAACACAGCTAACACAATTGGCGTTTCCGCAAACGCATATGCCAATACCTCAGGTCCTGCATCCTTTGCTGGTAGAGGTGGTCCTGGCCATGCTGGCTGGATTAACATTCGAATTGGAAGAGGATATGTTGCGGGGATTGATACGATCACTGCCGCAGGAAATAATATCGCTGTGAACTCATTTGCTCTTGTCTGGGGAGGAAATGGTTCAGGCGCAAACATTCAGGTAACAGGCGTAAATGGAAATGGAGTATTTGGAAATGTTACTCAGCTAACAATTCGTAACGCAGGCAGTGGATATAACACTGCAATAAATGGAGCAAACGCTGGTGTTTCAGGTCCAATGAATGTTGTCATTCTTCGTAGTGGATCGACGGGATCAAATGCATTTGCAACGGTGCTCATGGGCGGCCGCGCTGGTCGAGTCGAGGCAGAAACAATTGTTGCGATGGGATCACTTACTGAAAACGACAACGCCGCAAACACATACTTTGTTCCTAATGCAACGCCTCTATAATCATAGGTAAACAATAATATGAGCAGAAATGTTTCGCTAAAAGAATGGGGAGAAAATCTGGCAGGTCCTCGACCTGCTGGTTTTCCACCTGAAAATCAGCCTTCGTCGTCATGGTCTCCAAATTATCCAAAACCAGGTGTGGACTTTGGTCGTTCGGATCTAAGTGACCCTCGCGCAATTGATAATATCAACAACGCTCTTGATCGCGCACTTGATACATATTATCTGACTCCATACATTGCAATTGAACGAATTCGCAAGGTTCTTGCTCCATTTGGAGTATTTGTTCCTTCTGTCATGTTCATGGATTCAAATGGAGGCAGCAAAATATTTCCTATTAATCAGTGGGGCGGTATCTACGGAACAACTGGAAAAGGTGCCGATCCGTATAATCCAATCGACACAAATCTAGAAACAAATCCAAATTATAGTCTATACATGACATGGGCATATGATCGCACTCGCAAAGTGTACAATGTGTATGCTCGAATGGTAACTCCAGATAAACTTTCTGAACTTCTTTCCATGAACGAATAGGTGATGAAAATTATTAAGAATGTCATCTCTTGATTTTGCGAATTTGACCGAAGAAAATATTTTGCTTTATGCGATTAAATCGTATGAAAATCCAATATGCGTAATGTCCGAATTTGAAGTTGACTATCGTCGAGTAAAATACATCAAGAGACTTATTCGTCGCTTTAAACTGACAGGTGATCTAAAAGAACGAAATATCTTAAATCACATTATTATTTTTTACAATGTGTTTGGAGTTGAAGCCGCCACTCGCATTCTTTTTTTCAAGATTGAAAAAAGAGATCAAAATGTGCTAAAGTCTTTTTTACTCTTTTTAAATTACATGCCAAAGATTGTGTACGGTATACGCGGGATAAATATAGGCTCAGATGAAGTAATTCATGACGAAAAAGTTTTGGAATTGCTACGACGCAAGGTGGGCTGAAAGATACACAACATGACATTCCGAAAATCATTTACCGAAATAAGAAAATCTTTGTTGGCCGAAGACGCGCCTGCAAACTCAGTTGCGGCGGGTGGAGTTGCAGGTCTGACGGGTATTCCTCCCGTTCCTCCTCGCACCAAGTTTCCAATGATGCGCAGGAAAAAGAAAGACAATATGTCTACCGCTGAAGAAATTGAGGCCGGCCCACATATTGGAACCATGGTTAAAAAGATCGCATCAGTCGCATCTCGTATCAACAAGAAAACCAAGTTGCCTCATGATCGCTACAAAGAGGTTCAGGGAAGACTATATCGTCATCCTCCGAGCGCCCCTCGTGCAAAAGCATCGCGTAAGGCATATGAACTTATGCATAAAAAAGGATACGATCCGTATTTTGATCCGAACGAAGAAAACGAATATGCGTTTCATACCTCTGGAAAAAAACTTCCAACAAAACCAAGAAAGGTGATACCCGACATGCCCCCCGCTGACACATATCCACCAAATCCCGCAATTAACGAAGAGATTGAAGATTACGTTGTTGCATTTACTCTTCCTGTTTTTATTCGCACGCTTGAAATCGCGCGCGAAAAATTAAAAACTGACGATGAACTTCATATGTTTGTAGAGGCTCTTGTAAATCTTCAAGGCGATGATGTTCTGACAATGCACGATGTTGCAGATGTGCTAG